ATCTGCCGTTGCCTTGCTAACCATTTGTAATCCTTGACGGAAATGCAGCGCACTGATGGCTCACGTATCTGCCGTTGCCTTGCTAACCATTTGTAATCCACCCCGCAGTCCGTCAGTTATCATGTATTTCTTTTCCCACTAATCCTTATGAATCTACCATCTACCATCGTCCACAAGCGTTCAGGGTCCACTCAGCCGTTTGATCCTGCCAAGCTCCGTCGCGGCATTGAGGCTGCGTTTGCTGACCGGAAGATCATCCCTAACGGCGAACTGATCAAGATTGAAGCTGACATGCTGCTAGCGATGTCGGCATCAGACGTGACGCACGTGGACGAGCTGCGCAACCGGGTAATAGATAGGCTGGTGGGTCTTGGCCTTGACGAGGTGGCGCGGGCTTATCAGGACGGGTCCGTTATCTCCCGCGCCCGGCGGGAGTCGCAGCGCTCGCAGGAGGCGCAGGAGGCTGGACGGTGGCAGCGCGTGCTGTCCACGGCAGGTGTGCATCCGTTCGATACCGTGAAGTGGCGCACGACTGACGCCGTCATCACCAAGCCCAACGGCTCCATTGCCTTTGAGCAACGCGGCGTGGAAGTGCCGGAGTTCTGGAGCCAACAGACGGTTAATATCGTCGCGGACAAGTTTTTCCGCATGGTCAACGGCGTTCGCGAGAATTCGGCCCGGCAGATGTTCCTTCGGGTCGTCAACGTTCTGGTGACGTGGGCAGACGATCAGCAGTACTTCAGCACGATTGCAGATCGCGAGGTGTACCGGGATGAACTGCTCACACTCCTGCTGCTGCAGTACGGCGCATTCAATAGCCCTGTGTGGTTCAACCTTGGCGTTCCTGGCAGGCGGCAAGCGGCGTCAGCCTGCTTTATTAGCTCAGTGGAGGACAACCTTGATGCCATTCTCGACTTTCAGAAGGCGGAGGTGCGCATATTCGCAGGTGGGTCTGGTAGCGGGTTCAACGTTTCGAGCCTGCGTAGCTCGTGGGAGACAATCGAGGCCGGTGCGTACACCAGCGGTCCGCTGGCATGGATGGAGGCTGGTGACAAGTTCGCCAAGGCTATGAAGTCTGGTGGTGGTACGCGCAATGCGGCGAAGATGGTGGTAATGGACGCCGGGCACCCTGATATTTTGAAGACGCGCGACGGACGTCCAGGCTTCATTCCGTGCAAGGCAGTGGAGGAGAAGCGGGCGCATCGGCTGATCGCCGCCGGAGACCCGTCCGGGTACGATGATCCAAATTCTGCTTATAAGTGGGTCAGCTTCCAGAATGCCAACCACTCGGTGCGCGCCAATGATGAGTTCATGACGTCAGTGAAGCGGGACCTGGCCTGGCCGCTGAAAGATCGGTACGGCAACTTGGTCGCCACGCATAAGGCGCGAGAGATTTGGGATGCCATCTCCGAAGCGGCATGGGTCTGCGGTGATCCAGGCATGCAGTTCGAGACCACGATCAACTCATGGCACACCACGCCGGTTACCGGTCCGATTCGCGCCAGTAATCCATGCAGTGAGTTTCTGCACTGCGACGACACGGCGTGCAATCTTGCCGCCCTCAACCTGGTCAAGTTCTTCGACTTCGGCAGTTCGGGCAAGGCCGTCTTTGATGCCGTGAAGTATCAGCACTGCGTCCGGGTGCTTACGACCGCCCAGAGTGCCATCATCGCCAAGGCTGCCTATCCGACCGCCAAGATCGAGGCCAACTCACACGCCCTTCGCCCCATCGGCCTGAACTACGGAAATCTCGGCGCACTGCTCATGCAGCTCGGGCTTGCCTATGACTCTGACGCGGGCCGCAATGTGGCTGCCCGTCTCGCCAGCTTGATGACTGCTGGGGCATATCTCACCTCGGCTCGGATCGCCGCTCGTACTGCACCGTTCCCCGAGTTTGCCAAGAACCGGGAACCTATGCTGGCTATCATGCAGAGGCATCGCGAGGCGGATGCGCTCATTAGCACCGACAACGTTGTAGATAACCGTGCAGACAGTGGTGCACTGTGGGATGAGACTATCCGCATGGGTGAACGCCATGGATACAACATCTCGCAGGCCACGCTGCAGGCTCCACTCGGCACCATTTCCTTCCTCATGGGTATGGATACGACTGGAATTGAACCTGCGTATGCCCTGATTGCATACAAGACCATGGTTGGCGGTGGCGCGGAGAAGCTGGTGTGCGGCTCCGTGCGTGCAGGCCTGCGGGCGCTCGGTTATCAGAACGACGGCATCACTCGTATCTGCAACCACCTGACAGCCACCGGCACCATGGTTGATTCCGAGCTGGATATCAAGGACTTGCCCGTCTTCGATACGGCGGCGGAGTCCGGCGGTCGTTGTATCAGCCCGGACGGCCACATGTTAATGATGGCAGCCATCCAACCGCTCATCACCTGCGCGCAGAGCAAGACCGTTAACCTTCCCAATTCGGTCACGCCGAAGGAAATCGGCGACATTTACATGCGCGCATGGGAGCTCGGCATCAAGTGCATCGCCCTGTACCGTGACGGGTGCAAGGCCAGCCAGCCAATGTCCACCAAGAAGGAGGAGGTCAAGGCTGATCCCGATGCCACCGAGAAAAGTATCAATCAGGCGGATGTGAAGACCTTGTCGAACCTTTCCGACATGTCTGAAAGCCAGTCTGCGGAAACGATGAACGCAGCCGTATCGGCCTTCGGCGTTCCCAAGCGCCGCCGCCTCCCCATTGACTGCACGGCTAAGCGCCATCGCTTCGACATCTCCGGCCACAAGGGATACATCATCGTCTCAGAATACGCCGATGGTGCGCCTGGCGAGGTGTTCATGGAACTTGGCAAGGAGGGTAGCACAATGAGCGGGTTGTTGGACGGGTTCACCAAGCTGCTGTCTCTTTCCCTGCAGTATGGGACGCCGTTGGAGAAGCTTATCAGCGGCTTTGCCGGGATGAGGTTTGAACCGTGCGGCATCACAGACAATGCCGCCATCCGCAGCACATCCAGCATCTTCGACTACCTTGTCCGTTGGCTGGCGCAACACTACCTGACCGGTGAAGGACAGCCGCATCAGGCACCACCAGCACCGCCCGCTGCGTCTGCAGCGCGCCATGTTGACGTGGATGCTCCACCGTGTTCCTCGTGCGGCTCAATGACGCAGAGGAATGGGAGATGCTACGTGTGCATCACTTGTGGTACTTCGAGCGGGTGCAGCTAATTTACCGGAACGTTACAGGCTACTTGTTAGCATGACACCACGCGCCTTTCTCAGGTTGGTTGAAACCGACGTAGCACCATCATTCTTCATTACCGGCAACCACCCAACACGAGAAGTTGATCCGGCGGACTGCGGTGGAGAGCCTATGTGGGTGGTTCACTTTCCGCGAGGTTTCGAGACGCTGGACGTGGCGGTGATCGGCCACGGTCTGTGTGGTGCAGATGTTATTGATGCTGCCATGGGATTCCTGAATGCGGAACACCCTGAATCGCTTACGGCGGAGGAGCGAGATGCGGCATTCCCTGATGAACACGGAATCGCGGTGACGCCTCCGTCGCGCTCGAAGAAGGCGTGGGAGCCAACACCTGCGCAAACTGCTGCGAATGATGATGAAATGCGCGCCAACGGCTCCTTCCAGGAGGGCCGTCGCAAACCCGTTGCAGAGCGCAACGGAGACATTCACCGCATGAGTTTTGCACGCAGCGAGGCTGTGACAGAAGCTGCGAAGAGCCTGCGTGTTCAATGCGGCAACGGAAACACGGTGGACGGGTGGTATGATAGACTAAGTCGCAACTGGGTTGTACAGGTAAAGGATAGTGAGGAAACACAGATTGGAGACGCGGAATACTCTGGCAGCCGTGGTAGTTTTGAAAACTCCATGCAGTGTCTGATTGATCAAAACGGTGGGCGCAGCGAACACATACCAAACCGCACTGGGCATATGGCAGAGTCGGAGTCCAGCCAGGAACTCAGCTACGAAGAAACACTGTACCGTGGCGACGAGCAGGCAGAAGTTAAGGTGGTAATTACAGCCACATATTACGGGGCCGAGGCTGGAATGCCGCAGTCGTATGCAAGTGGTGGCTCACCCCCGGACGCCGCCCGCGTTGACTTTGATAGCATCCGCGCATTCAAGGTAGACGGCTCGCACGAGAAGGTTGAGCTTGATGATGACGAGCGTGCTGCTGCTGAAGCCCGGCTTTCCACAATGGCGGAAGGCGGGTTTGCGGATGACCTCGGAGCGGACGACCGCGACTAGAAGTGGCTTCTCACTTGCAGTGCTGTGGAGGCGAGCCTGCCGCCTAGTGCCCACCTAATATCGTTCGGTATATATCCTAGACGATGGTTGGGTTGTTGGATGTTCTCTCCTTCCGGCATTACTCTTCCGCACCCGTTGTTGTTAAAGCAGATGACCCTTGCCGTGTCTGTGGTGAAGTCGAAGTCCGGGTGGTCGCTGAAGGCCATCAGTATTCGATTGATTCTGTTGGCTACTATCATTCCTAGCTGTGTGTTTGTTGTTCTCATGGTTTGTTGTTGGTTACTTGCTATATGGTTGCATGTTAACACATAGGTGAACGTTTGTCAAGTTTATTTGCGACTGCGCGGTCTGGCAGTGCTCGCAGAGTCTAGTTATTGCCACAACCAATTATTATGCCAACTAGAATCGCTCCCGGTGTTTACGTTCAGGAAAACGACTTCAGCAACTACGTGGCGGGCACGCAGACCACCCCGTGTGGTCTTGTTGGCACGGCGCGCAAGGGTCCGCTGAATGTTCCAACTACCTGCACGAGTGGGAATCAGTTTTCTAGTATCTTCGGCATGCCGACCGTGAACCACTACGCCGTGATTGCAGCATCAAACTACCTGCAGTACGGCAACTCGTTGGTCTTCGTTCGCGTCGCCCGGCAGTACGTGGAGAACTCGGCCACGCTCAGTGCGGAACTGGCAGCAGACGGCACATCCGTCACCGTAGATACTGGACACCTCTTTGCGGAGATTACCTCTGGTAACTGCGGCTACGTACGCATTTCACAGCCCGGCAAGCGCACCACACAGAACGTGCTGGTTACCAATGCTACAAGCACCACGCTGACACTCGCGTCCGGAGCACTCGACACGTACGATGCAGGCGTGGCCACCATTGCCCGTGCCGGAGCTGCTAACGCGGCGGCGAATGCTGAGGTGACGCTGTTGGGTCGCCGCGCAGGCGCTGTTTCCAGCCTCGTTTCCGTGCAGGCCATCGACCCCGGACAGTGGGGCAACTTCGGTACCAGTGCAGGCCTCGAGGTGGTCGTTGAAGACGGAGGACAGTTCTCCAACATCGACCCGTCCACTGGTCTGGCGTACCAAAGTTCCGGCGGCACCACCCTGCAGGGTGTTATGCCCAGTCAACCATCGGTGGATACGAAGAAAGACCTGCGTGCGTTGACGGGCATGGTGTCCGGGGAAACGCGTGGCGTCAACCGTGACTCACTCCTGAACTCGGTTCTGTCAGTTTCCAAATCCGGCAGCGACTGCACGGCGGCGCTCGCATTGTACGGCGGCGTCGCGCATGGGCTGTCCGTGGGGGATACCTTCGACATTGTCGGCACCACCAGTGCCACCAATGATATTGAAGGTGCCGAGGTTACGGCGCTCGTGGCAGCCGGTCAGTACCAGGTTGAAACGGCCACGGTGGTTGCGGCTGGTGGTATCACTGGCGACGGCACGGTTACCATTATCATCACTTCAGCATCGCTCACTGCGCCGATCACGCTGACCCCAACAATGACGACTGGTGTGCAGACCACTGCCACGCTGATTGCTACGGCGATTGCGGCTGCCATCAACGGCAACGCCACGCTGGCAGCCCTGTTCACGGCGGCTGGCGTCGCCGCTACCGTTGTTCTGACTGCCGATGCCTACCGGGATCACGATAAGACGCTGAACATCAGCATTGCCAACGGGACCGCCACCGGCATTACCACGGCTGCCACCAGCGCGATGACGACCGTTGGATACGCAGCCAACTCCCGCGTGACGTACGTGAATGCAAGCGGCGCAACCGTGGCTCCGGAGACCGGTGAAGCTGCAGCGGCCACGGCAGAGAACGTTGGAGGTGAACACTACGCTGTGACCTACCGTTACAATGGTACTGCATGGATGGCCATGGGCGTCCACACCAAGCGCGTCCGAGTGTTTTATCAGGGTCGTCAGGTGGAAATCTTCGACAACCTCATCGGCTACGATGCTACTTCCCCGTACTTCTGGGAGACCGTCATCGGTACGCAGGCAGACCCAGTTAGCAAGTACATCACGGTTAATTATACTGGCAGCGGCGAACAGCCCATCAACTCCTACAACCGAACAAAGAACCCGAACAATCCGCGTTACCTGTTTGGGCAGAACACGGTGGTTAGGCTGACGGACAGCAGCGGCGCATCGACCTCGACGCTCTCCAATGCATCCGGTCAGGATGGTGAGAACCCGTCCGCGTCGGACTACATTGGCACCATCGATGGGTCCACGTACACCGGCCTCCAGCACTTCCGCAAGGTCGAGCAGTTCGAAATCAGTATCCTCGCCGTTCCGTCCGTGACTGATGCCTCCGTTATTACCGAACTCCTTGCCGTCTGTGAAAGACGGCACGACTGCCTTGGTATTGTTGATCCTCCGATGGCCCTCAGCCCGCAGGAAGTGACCGACTGGCACAACGGAGCCGGTGCCTACACCGGAAGTCACTCGGCCTTTGTCAGCAACTGCGCTGCCCTGTTCTACCCATGGGTTAAGGTGTTCGAACCGACGCTTCAGCGTCAGATGTGGATGCCGCCCACCGTGTTCATTCCCGGCATCATCGCCCGTTCGGACGGTCTCAAGGATGAATGGTGGGCTCCCGCAGGCATCGTGCGCGGCAAGGTGAGCAACGCCATTGCCGTCGAGTATCAGATCACCGAGGGTGACGTGGATGGGTTCTACGGTCCTGGCAACGGTAACGCAGTTAACCCGATCATGAACTTCGCCCGCGACGGCATTACAGTCTGGGGTCAGCGCACCCTGCAGCGCACGTCCACGGCGCTGGATCGCATCAACGTTCGCCGCCTGATGTTCAGCATCGAGAAGAACGTGGCAAACGCCAGCCGTACCCTTGCCTTCGATCAGGATGATGCCATTCTGTGGGGTCAGCTCCGCTCACTCATCGAGCCATACCTGCAGCAGCTAACCGGACGCCGAGCACTGGAAGCGTATGTGGTCACATGCGACGAGACCACAAACACGCCGCAGATGCGCAATAACAATGAAGTCGGGGCACGCATTGTCGTCATCCCTGTGAAGAGCGCCGAGAAGATCCTCCTAGACTTCATCATCGTACCATCCGGTGCATCGGTGACCGAGTTCGTGGTGGCCAACCCGACCTAGTCGAGCGTTCCTTAGTTACTACTCGACATCTCGAGTCGTTCCTTGAATTTCTGGGCGCGTAATGGTCTCGATTGAGGAGACAACGTTGCTGCTGCATGCCGAGGATGACCCGTTGGCCTCGCTAAAACCTCAGGTCAAAACACAATAGGCACTAACGCCATTGATGACAACGCCGGAAGCGTTGCCGATGCCGATGCGATCCTCGCACGGTTCGGCTTCGTTGAAAGTGAAGTTGCCGTAGCCTAGCTACCCGTCCCTCCACAGACTCCGCTATGTGGCAGGGGCGACGACAGCGGAATAACAGTCTGGGTTCTGACAATAATCCGGTGGAAGTGCGGCTGGAAACAGTCGCCCCTTGCCGGAAACGGCGAAGCATGTGATTCAGCAGCAGCAGAGACTTTTCAAGACAGGGGTTCGACTCCCCTCGCGTCCACTTTCAACGTCCCCGGCGGTTCCGGCGACCACGGCGATCAAAGTGTATTCCAAGCTTCCAGCATAAGAACCCCACACCGCCGCAGGCAGCCAATGATCCGACAATCCGCACTAACCCGAACAGAACTTCGAGGTAGGTGCTCATAAGAACAACTCGGTAATAGATTGCACGGCTTGCTCCTTGGTGGCGTACCCTGTGCATCCCGTCGCCTGATAGACCTTGGCCCAGCGCTGCGCATCCTTGTCGCCCATCTGAAGTTTGACGCTGCGAGAGCCAAGGTCTGAAGTAATAAACTCGGCCACGGCATCAATGAAGGCATGGCGGCGCTGTTGTTTTTGATTGTATGGTGTCATTGGAAAGCTACTAGAGTTTGATACCGTCAACCTCGTTTACAACGGCAAGAACCTCGTCCTCCATGAACTTGCCAATGATGTCGAGACCGTCGCCGAATTTCTGCTTGGCGAGCACAGCAACGATCTGCTTGTCCACATGGTCAGCAGTGGTGCCAGCGTACCCGAACTCCACCATCTGCTTGGCCTTGGCCATGCAGTACTGGTCGCGAGAAACCACCAGTCCATTGCCATCGAGTTTAATCCTGATTTGTTGCATGTATTGACGTTAGCAGATGGAACGCTGCTTGTCAAGTTCCACTAGAAGAATTGGGAAGGCAAGAAGCTGTGCTTCACGTTTGGAGGCTAAGTATCAGCACACAACCTCACACCAATACATCATATGAGCGCCGTTTCCAACTTCGCAGGTTCTTCACTCCTCCATCAGGGCGGCAACTACGAGCCGCAACGCAAGTCCAACTTCGCCGTGGTCATCTACGGCCTGGCAGATACGGATACGCTCGTTCTCAGCCTTGCCAAGGCCACCATTCCTGATGTTCAGATTGTCGAGGGCAAGATCAAGTACTTCAATGAGACGATGAAGTATGCCGGTTCGGTGTCGCCGTTCCCGGACGGTGAGCTGTCGTTCACCGACTACATCGATCGTTCCACGCTTACCACGCTCAGCAAGTGGATGAAGCAGGTTTGGAACCCGGCCACCGGTGCCATCGGGTGGGCATCCACCTACAAGAAGACTGGCGACATCATGCTCCTGCCTCCAGGCATGCCCGGCAACACGCCAGGTGCCGTGAGCAGCACGGCGTATAATCAGCGTGTGTGGCGGCTCGGTGGTGTCTGGATCAAGGGTCTCAAGTATGACCCGCTCGACCATTCAGACGACGGCTCCACTCCGGCCATGGTGAATGTGACGCTCTGCGTAGATCGCTGCATTCCGGCCTTCATGGGGTAACTTGACGAAAGCACACGGTTACGCTAACTTTACTGCATGAAAACCAAACTGGCAGATCTTGCACTGGAAAAAGCGGGATTTTTAAGCGCTGTTGTCGGGCAAACACGTACTCTAACCGTTTGGTTTCGCCAATGAAGCTTCGCGAAGACCAAGTTCCAGCTCCGTCAGAGAACATTGGCACCCGCATCCAGCTGGCCATGCAAGCAGCAGGCCTTTGTGAAATTGACTCCGGGGAGGGCAAGGACCGGTTCTGGGCTACCGGTGAACGGAAGCGGGCCAAGCATGTAACATCGTCCGTGGTCCGCCGGGCCATCAAGAATCTCTTCGCGCATTCATCCATCAAGCCAGTGGCTATTCAGGTTACCCGGCGCAACAATACCATTCACGTCATCGTCATGAAACCAACCATACAGGCCGAGGCCGCGCACATCACCAGCAACATCCTTAACCTGCTGGAGGGTCGCGGGCTGCACCGGGACGCTGCCTTCACGGCACTGGCGACGAGAATCACGCGTGCTCGCAAGATGGCTCGTAGTGGGTTTGGAGATGATGCACCCCTGGTTGCGGCACAGATTGAACTGCGTCAATACCTGTCCGGGAAGCAAATTGACATTCACTCGGACCCTGAGGTCATCGAACTGCTGGAGAACTCTCGCAGCAATGAGCACGTTATTAGCACGTATGGCGGTTGGCGGCGTCTAGCGATACATAACGGTGCAACACGGTTTGAAGGAGACAAGGATATTGCCATCGCTTTCAATGCTAAAGGTCGAGCCGTTGGCGAGTGGGGTGGAGACGTCGGGTGGGTAACCATGATCTCCAAGTCCGTCGCGGACTGGCTGAGGTCCCCAAAGATTGGCGAGGGGCGCAGTGATGCTCCGTTCAGGGTTGGAGACCGTGTTGTGCGGGACGGTGGGGATGAGGGCACGGTCAAGCGCATGATCAAGAATGGTGACGAAGCCATGGACTGGATTTGCGAGGTGCGCTTCGACAACGGTGATTACGACACGGTCGGCCAGCATTACCTGAATCTAATTGGGCAGTCTAGAGGGTCGCGCTATCAGCGGGGCACATGTAGCAACTGCAATGTGCCAATTGAGTCTTGGGGTCGCAACGAGTGGTTGGATAAGGACAAGAACACAACCTGCAAGGACGGGAAGAATCACACGAACTGGCGACGGGTGTCCGTGAAAGAAGGTGACGGTCGCCAGGGATTTGATGTTCCTTATGACCGTGGTTCCGAAGAGGTCGACTTCCAGTGTTTCAAGTGTAAGAAGCCGTTTCATGCACCGTGGGACTGGGACCCGACGCAGTATCCATCATGCCCGCACTGCCGGTCTGGAGACGTTGGCGAGGTGCACCCGGTCGCAAGCGTCGGTCCGGAACAACGCCACCGTCGCCCGGTTGGTACAAGGCCGGGATACGTCAGGCCCAACCCACATCGGCACGACCCGCAGGGACCGGCAGTCATGGTGGCTGAAGGGGGTGACGTGCGCGAGCAGATGCTCGATGCCGGGTGGGAATGCCATTCCGGCAACTGGATGTCTCCGGTAACCGGTGAGATTCTATCATTTGAGCAGGCGCGGCATGAGTTTCTCAACCCACCGGACGAAATGGACGACGACCTGCATGAGGGTCGCTTCAGTTACAATGTTGGCGATACGGTTAAAGGGCCGTTCGGCAATGCTGAGATCCTTCGCATCGACCCGCCGACTCGCGAGAACTTCAACGGTGTGATTCATTGCAGGCAGATCGACGAGTTCAACGAGGAAATCAAGCCTGGGTTCGAGTTCGAGTCCAACACATTTCAGTTTCACGGTCATGCAGATACGGGTCACGCAAAGCGGCTCTCGCAGCACACGGGCGGGGCATGGTCAGCCAATGAGTCCCTTGCCGACCGCATCCTTAAGGGCAGCCTCCGGGAATGTGAGGAGTTGATTGACGAATTGGAAGCGCGCGGATGCGGCGAGTATCGTGATGCCGGGCTCGGCGTACTGCAGAAGGTGCAGGGCGACGGTGCGCATCGCATCACGTACGACCCGAAGACCGGGCAGTTCACCAGCAACATCTGGGGTTCGGAAGCCGATGTGTGGGAGTCCAAGAAGCCAGTTACTGAGAACTGCGTCCGTACGCCGATCACGGCCACCACATCGAATCTTGGACGTTATATTGCGCCCGACAGCATTGCCAAGGTGAAGAAGCTCAAGCCCGGCAAGAAGGCAACGGTCAAAGGGATTGATGACTGCAAGCTGAAGGTGACGAATCTGCAGAAAAAGGGCGCAACGGGCGCTGCGACCTACCGGGTCGAGCCGATATAACCGTGATTTACGAATCCACAACCCACACACCCACACACCCATGAGACCACACACCCATGAGACCATGCAACTTCATCAGCATAACGGAGGGCGATGACTTCAACCCGAGACCCGGAGAATCCGTTCGTGTAACCTCGACTGGCAGCGTGTCCGATAAGTCATGGTGGCGTGTGGATGGTACACTGGGCACGACAAGTGTTGCTGGTACGGTAACGCTGCATCATGGCGGTGGTATGGAGTATGCGTCGGATGACGGCTCTGTTCTGGATCAAGAGGCATACGACACACTGGTTGATATCATGGGTGATGCTGACCCGTCATGGCACGGGCAGGAGGAATAGCTAATGCCGGTTTACGGTTCACCAGGTGAAGAAACAAACAGTGGCCTGTACTCGTCCGAAGAGTATACTTACGAGTTGATCATGGCTTTCTTCAACGATCTGAACCGCGTGCTGTCTCCGCAGGGTCGCAACGGAGGAGATACCGACCCGATGCACAGTGCGGCTACGATGGGTCGAAATTCTCTGGATATCCGCTTCATGCCCAAGTTTTGCACCGTACCGGCTGTGACGGCACTTTTTGCCGAGCTGGAGAATGAGAACGGCGACCAGGCCGAGGTGGAATTGCCGTTTCCAGCAGGTGAACCAGAAACGGTCACGACCCGCACTGCGGCATGGCTGGCTGAGTTTCATGCTGCGGTGACGACACAGCTGGCAGCACTACGCATGCCGATTCGACTGGCTGTTATTCAACCAACTGTTCACACCATCGCACCGGTAGGTCTGGTGCCGTCAGAGTGGGTTGCAGCCTAGTTATCACCATGATCGTCACTCAATCCTTCAGCAAGCACCTTCCCGTTGCGGACGGTACCATCTTCGACATGATCGGCGCACCGCCCGCAGGGCTGCAGGTGACGCTGGCCAACATGGACGACTCGGCCACCATGGTGTACAAGTTCCAGTCTTCGGATGACGGCGTTACATGGACGGACATTGCGCTCCCCATCGATAATGTCGGCGGCACGGCTGCCGTGTTCAGCATCGTGGCCGGTGGTACGCCGCACGCCCTGCGCATCGCCCCGGCCCACTCCCGCGTCCGCATGGTGGCGCGTGGCGATCTGAATGCCGAGATCGGGCTTATGTGGTGCAAGGTCACAGACTTTGACGTTCCTCCTTCCGTAAACCTCATCTTCTAAAAGTATCGAACACCATGAAACCGAACACCATGAAACCGCACACCATGAAACCGCACACCATGAAACCGCACACCATGAAACCGAACACGCTGGCCGAACGATTGTTGCAATCGTGCGGTCGTCGAGTCACCGAAACCAAACGTGGTCGCAATCCCGGTGTTCCGGCAGACATGGATGTTTGCACGTTCAATGCAGATACAGATTGCTTTGAAGACGGCAACGAAACCGCCGACATTATGGGGTTTATGCTGCGCACGAAGCAGGGTGATCCAATTATCGATGAAGACGATGAAGGTGAATATGGGTATGGCATTTACGAGCAGCTGGCCGTCGCACAGGCAAAACTGCCTGCTCATCCGGGCGCAGATATCGTCGCCATTGACGATATCAAGAAGTGGTAACTTTCATGAAACCGAACATCATGAATATGACATTCATTCATCGGTCGCTTGCTGATAGACTGCTCGCCGAAGCCGCAACGAACGACGTACAGAAGTTCCGAAATGCTGCTATTATATACTTTACCAAGAGCGGGTGGACCGGTCGTGATAAAGGCATGCGGGCGCTTAAGGCAGCAAAGACTCCGGCGGACCTGAATGATGCACTATATCTGTTTGCCGAGGCAGTTGGGCAGCGGAAAGGTTATGGCAGTGAAGGTGTAGGCAGCGTCCACCAAGAATTTCTTGAGGATGTGGCAAATCAAGCTGGTACAGGTGTGCCGGAAGACAGCGAGGCTGGGTGGGAACCGTTGGAGACGGAAGATGACCGCCGCGTTGCAGCAGACGCGGCGAGTCGAGTGACGCTGGAAAAATACAACCATGCGGTGCAGAAGATGCAGCAAGGGTACGATCTTTGGACGGCTCTGTGGTCTGCGGGTCTGGATGTTAAAGCTCTCGAGGCTGAGTACGAAGCGGAGGCCGCGAAGCTGCTCAGCGCCAAGTACCTCGCAAAGATGAAGGCAATGATTTCATGAACCCATTTCAATTCATCTCCCTCATTGATCCGGATGCCACACGCGTGGAGGAGGCGTTCATGTACGCCGTCATCTCCGCTCCGGACTTTGAAACGCTGCTGGAGCAGTATCCGGAGCGTGCCGTGGAGGCCCGTCGTCTGTATGAAAGCGTTCAGGCGGCTCAACGTAGCGTCTCCCGCCTGCAGGCCAGCGTTCGCCGCCAGTGCCCGCCAGAGCTGCACCGGTTTCTGACTGAGGCTGCCGTCATCTCCGACCGCGCCCGCAAGAACTGCACCCCGCAGCTCATTGAATGCATAGTACTTGCCGGAGTCGAAGCTACCCGGTTGACCGAGTCCATGCAGATTGGTGCTTACGACGACCGGATGGCCCGTGCAGCATGTGCCAGGTTGCATGAAGAGCTGGCCGTGGATGCTGAAGACCAGTTGAAGATGATTGGCAAGGCCAAGGGTGGAGCCACTCATGGCGGTGATACGCTCGGAGCCGAGCTGGCCAAGGAGCATGACACTTTTGTTCGGGCACTCGAGAAGGAGTTCAAGTTTAAGGCTCACCACTGGGAACCGGTGCGCGAAGGCGTGATGGTTTTCCTCGATCAGGAAGCCGTGGACGCCTTGACGCGTGGCCTAACCTACAATGCCGTCTTGCAGCGCATCACCGGGGAGCTCGGATACCTGATGGTTCAGCGCGGAGGAGCTCCGGATGACCTCGGCGGATTCGGTGAGTCACTTAGCAAGTGGATGTTCATCAAGTGCCCGCATGAGCTGGAGGACACCAACGACGCCAAGGCCTCTGCCAAGATTGGCAAGGATCGGGAGAAGGCGGCACAGAAGCTCCTCAAGGAAATCGAAAAACTTACTGACTAATGGCTGACAACGCTGACAACGTTCACATTCGAAAGGGTAACGGGTTCTTTTACGCGGTACCAACACAGCAGACTCACAAAACTGTGGCTCGTGCAGGTTCGCACGCCACACTCCGCCGCAAGTTGATTCAGGCTGGATATGCTATCATTCCAGAGCCAGACACGATGGCAGAGTCCATGACGCCCACCACATTTATTGCGTTAACTGAGACCGGTATCTGGCCCGATAGCCCGACCGGTACCACGCTGCGGTCCGACCTGTACCAGAAAGCATGGACGCTGGCAAAGGCACAACCGGACTTCAATGCCTTCTGCACCATGATGGCATCACAGCTTGATGTGCGCTATCACAACCTCGACTCGGAAATTCAGCGCCAGTTGCGTGATATGTTTCAAGACGCCCGACGCCAAACGGACACTCACTGGGTTCCACCGTCTGCGCGGCGTTCAACCACAACCGAGTCCGGTAATCGATTCACATCGCTAACCGAAGCGGACCAATCTGTGCGGTTTGACTGCGACGCTCGCGCTGAGGTGTGGGTGACCATGGGAGATTTGGAAGATGACGGAGCTATTCAGAAGCTAAAGGCGTCTGCCTTGCCCGTAGAGGCCAAGATTATCGTTGCCAAGCGCCGTGCACTGGAAATGGCTCGACACGAGCTGGAGAATGTACATGGAGTGACCATTACGGCAGACCTGAGCTTGTCCAACATTAACGTGGATCGGGTCGACTGGGTGGCGCTGGTCAGCCCATACGAGGACTAACGAACGCTTCGGTTGCGCGCCCGTTAATCGTGATCATTGCTTAGGCCGCTTGCCGAGGCGCGAAGAACGCCTTGGCACTGAATGTAGGGACCAGATTGTTCTCCAGCAACCATGCGAGGTTCATGCTGGCATCACGCGGGGAGATACGCGTCGAGCTGCACCCACCCTGCCCCCTCACAGCGCCAGAACGAATTCTCATCACCCTGCCGGATGTGAATCATATTCTGCCAGACCAACTACCATGACGGCCCGAACTGCTGGCTGCGCGATCAGAAGAACATCCGCACGCGCTCCACAAGCGTCGGAGATATCACCTCGAGAGCATCGGCAATTGACAGACCATGCAGCGTTGCCACGTCGCGCTGCGGGTTATCAGCGGTGTGGTCGGGCTTGGTGATCATCCATAGGGTCGGGAACTGATACTCACCAACCACGCCTGCCGGACGCTCCGGGTCGTGTGGGTGAATAACGGTTACGGTGATGTCGATGTTGCTGAGGATGGTTTCAGGTGTCATGCCCAAACGTTAGCAGCTCAGCCGCCGCCTGTCAAGTTTGATAGAAGTCGACGTCCGGGACGTGCAGGTGGTGCAGAACCCACGGGTTGATGTTGAGCCACTCGCCGTTGTTGTCAGCAACGAACCGGAGCAGGCTGATGGAGGGCAAGGTCATTATGGTAAACTGCCCGGTGTAGCCACGATAGAGCATGTCACGCATGTTCATTCCACCCTGCCGTATCCAGTGTGCTGCGACACATCCGCGAACCTCCCTGCCCACTTCCAGCAGCTTGCGAATGTTGTGAATAGCTCTGCAGCGCTTTTTCCAGTAGCGCTTTTGCTCGGGCGTGTCGGGTGCGAGGTCGGTGATATGCATAGGCTGCCACACTAGCAGAATGCGCGCTATCTGTCAAGTATTACAACCACTTGACCATGTGAGCGCTATATCGACCATCTGGCATACCTTCGCTTTCCATCTCAAATCCAAGATGCGTCAGCAGTTTTGCTGCCACCGGATTAATCACCCAGTTGCGACAGCGTACCAGCAGGTCACCGCCTTCCGCCTTGGCTTCCTTAAGCATCGCCTGTATCAATTGCAGTCCGAGCAACCCGCCTTGATATTGTGGCAGAATAGCAATGTCGAAGGTGTAGTCTAGAAACGGTTCATCAGGTTCGCCGTTGTCCGGGTCACCATGACCGTTGGAGAAGGCGGAGTATATGGCTCCAACCACCTTCTCACCAAAGCGTGCCTTCTGGTCTGCAGCTAATGCAACAAAGCTCAGCTTGCGGTTCCACATCACCCGCAGTCCGCAGGCCTTGAAGACTTCCTCGGCCTGCACGTACATATCGCTATCATCCAACCCCATGGAGTTCTCCGCATCTTCATCATCGGAGTAATGCTCGTCATCTCCGGTGAACCGCTGAATGCGGATGCCTGCGTCCTCGCAGAGTGCAATAAAGGCAGCTGGCTTCATAGATTCCTCGGTCCGCTCGTCATACCAGATAACGTCTGCCGGAATGGTGCTCATCTTGAGAAACCATGCCGTGCCTCTAGCCCTGTGCTGCCCCTCTATGAGCCAGAATTCCTTCATGTCATACGTGCCAACCACCACGCATTCAAACCACCCTTCATCCTGCTTGATGGTGCGCGCCAGCTGTTCGATATATCGTGCTTCTCCCTCGTACCTGTCTCCTGCCGGACTACGCTGAATGTCAAGCGCCCGTAACGGTAGGAACTGCTTCCGCTTGATTGTAAAGTTTGCTGTCTCATTGGCCTGTGCGATCTGCACCAGCTCTTCATGTGGCGTTGAACGGATGGTACATGATGCCCACGTCCACTTTGGCTTGCGGCTGTACGCGAGGCTCGGTCTGCCGACCTTCCAGCAGGTTTTGAGCTTGTAAACTGGCATAGCAGCGGCGAAGGCGGCATTCTTTTCCGACCCTTGCACCCCAAACAGGGAACCATGATCGTGATCTGACTGCTCCAGCCGCCGGAATATAAAGTCACGAGCCTCCTGCTCCGTTGTAAACTGGCGACGGGAGAGGTACTTCGACCAGTGGGCGATGTCTTTCTGGCTTAGCGTCACGGCTCGTTCTCCGGCGAGGTGATTGGTGTGACATCTGGGTCAATTTCGGCGACCTCCAGATCCTTGCCGTCCTCATCCTTTGGTTCCTCCTTTGGTATCATCGGTTTGGGTTCCGGCTTTGGACGGGCCGGAGTGCGTGGTTCACTCGCCATGGTGGTCAGCAGCTTGTTATAGTCCACGGACCGCGCTGTGAGGTATAGGCTGCATGCAGCCAAGTGCTTGCATATGCCAAGATGCCCTTCCGGGTTCGTGTGCGTCGGAGCCGTGTTGGTTGCCTCCCCGCCGAGGCCGGTTGGTATGTGGCTGGCCCCGGCTCGCGCCAGAACGAATGCCCAGTGGTACTTAAAATCCGGACAGGTGCAAAACACATGACACTTGTTGCCGAATTGATACCTCGCCCGCTTGTCTGGTAAGAAGCGAACATATCCACGTGCCCGTTGGCCGGTGGTGCTACTATCCGGACGGGACTTAAAGCTGAAGTAAACGACGGCGCTGCCGTCTTCTGCCTTGGTTACGGACGGTGGCTTGGTGATAACGAACCGGCTGTTTTCAACGCGTCCCGGCACTGTTGGGTCGATGACCCATATACCCTGTCGCAGCCGCATGGCTCCACCCTGCCGATACCACCCATTCTGTTGCGCAGCCTGCAGAAGTTGCTTGAAGCTCATCTCCATGAGCAGCTGTGGAGACTCAACCAGCAGCTGTGCAGTTTTATGATCCTCTTCCAGATCAACCTGTGCGGCCTCGGCCTGTGCACGACGATTTCTGGCACGGCGGCGCTGCGCGGCGGTTCCGTAATGTAGGACAGCAATGGATGTTCCGCTCGTGACGTTGGCTGGCATCGCAAACAATTAGTTATTTATATGAATCCGCCGTACCAGCTCACCGACACTGCGTTTCTCCGTAGCGCCTCATTTGCGGCCACTCGATGGCAGATTAGCGGAGTAAACGGTGGCCTGGTTGGAGCAAAGGTACAGGTTTTGGTGACGAACACGGGTGGAGTCACCACATCCTTCAAGTTCCAGACCGCGCCGCAGCCGCTGGACTCAGCAGTAACCGAGGCTCCGGCGCTGGACAATTTGCTGGAGTTAGCCATCCCCAGCTCCGGCGCGGACCCAAGTGCAGTGGTGTCCACGGAAACGTTGGGTGGGTTCAATAGCACGTTCACCACAATCACCACCTTCTTGAACACGGTTGCTAATACAGCAGGCGATATTACCATGACGCCTGGAGCCCGGATGCTGATCAGTTTCAAAGCCGGAGCATTCGTGCAACTGATACCAGTATCACCAACCAGCGTTCCAACCAGCGTGGGTCCGGGTATCCTCCGGTTGGAGGCATCTTGTAACCTGCCAATTGCCTGTGTTAGCCACGACCACCAACGGACGGCCATCTCACTTCGCTAATGAACCCATCACGCTTTCTCAGCATGATTGAAGATGCTCCCGCCCGTGCTCACGCGTGGAACGACATGCCGGAGTATGCACGCCGAGAGGCAGTGCAGCACAACCCCGAATTCCTGAAATACGTGCACCTGTCGTGGGAACGCCTGCCGCCGGTTATCAAGTCAGGGCTTTCTCACCTCGGCGAATCCGTCAGTTCGGTGGAGACGGCCATTGATGCTGTGACGCAGGCCATGACCGACCGTGGAATCAGCACGCAGGAGGTGCGTGAGCATCAGGACCTGGTCCGTGCGGCTATTGAAAGCGTGGGACAGGATGCCGACGCTATTGGTGAGGAAGTGCTGAGCGCTCTTGAACACTAACATGACACCACGACGCTTCATTCACCTGATCGAATCCGGATCGGCAGTCCAGCAGTATGGACAGATTTGGTTACAGGCACGTACCTTCTTTAGTGAGCAGCAGGACGCGCTAGCCAGCCTCCCGGAAGAATCCGAGGATCGTTCCCGCGTGGAAGCAGCTCTCGGTATCATTGGTCAATACAAGATGGATGATAACTCCACGGACCAGCGTGCCCGTGACACGGCGCTGCTGCTGGCGGATCGTCTTGAAGGTATGGTGGATCGCCCGGTTGCCGCCGGGTATGACGGTGAGGATGACTCCTCGTACGAGAGAGTTCACGCATTCATTCACCAGCTGGCTAATGACCTGCGAGAATTTCATGGTAGTACGCGGTCCAGTGATGTCGGGGCGGAGCCTGAAGGTACTGGAGAAGCGGAAGATGAAACGCCAGGTGGTGAACGCCGCCCGCATCTGAACAAAACCAAGGAGAAGCCAACGGACGGTCCGCGTGATCGGGATACCATCATTAAGCAGGAAGTATGACACCAACGTTCTTTGCAGTACTGACCGAAACCGCCGATATGACGCTACCATTTCCAACACTGGATAAGGCCAAGGAGGTGTACGCCGCCCTGTTGCGTGCGGCTAAGGCTGGACAGATGTCCGGATGGCCGGAACTGCAGGAAAACCCACCCGCCGTCATTGTTAAGTACTCCGGCACATCCGCGAAGCCGTCTCCGGCCCAAGCCTACATTCAGAAGCTACCAACTCGATAACATGAACCAGCACCTTTCCGATTTAAAGCTCATCACCACGCTCCACGGGCGGTTTACCGAGGGACGCCTGCTTGCCCTTGGCATCGCCAAGACAGCTATCCGCACAGCCGTTACGTCCCGGCTTTTGGTCGAGGCATCTGGGGTGCTTACCACCATCCCAGCGTTTCGTCGAACTGAACGCCTGCGAACTGCCGGTTTGACTGAGGCAGTGGATCAGGCGGCTATGGACAAGGCCAATTACGTTCGTCGCATTGTGGACGGCAAGCCTGTCCTCCTGCGCGTCGTCAACCGCCAGAATGGAAAACTGATGGTGCCTGATCCGGATAACCCGAACCGCAATATGGAGGTTGACCCAAATGATGTGGCTCCCGTGTCCGATGATGATGCGAAGAAGGAGCAGGAGGCCGAGAAGGCTGGGAGACCAGCACCGGGACAGGCTCCCGTGACTGAGGCGATACGTTTCAAAAATGGTGACCGTGTTACCATCGAGGGAGAGAACGGAGTATTTGTGCTTTCCCAGTGGGATGATGTACGTCAGCGCGGCTGGGCCGGTGAGGAATCTGGAACCGGAAGTGCTGGATGGCACGTTGGCGCTTACCAAATTCAGCATGCAGGTCCGGGGCAGGCTCCCGTGACTGAGGCTCACGGCGTCGCCACCCTGGAGCAGTACAAGGCTGCCTTGTCCGACCACGTACGCGATTGTAAGGATCGACTTGAATTTTGGACGAATTGGCTGTCCGATATTGCCGATGCTCAAAATGTTGGTCAGCTTAACATCATTGCGCAGAAGTGCGGCGTGGATCACGAGTTTCGCGATGCCAAGCGCCGCCTGAATAGGCAACTCTGCACGGAAGGCGGAATGGCAATGTGGTCCGCACGCAACGATGGGCGACAGCCGGTGCGTGAAGCTATCCACCCGGACAATCAGTTTGCTGTTGACGACCAAGTATGTACACCAGATGGATCACCCGGCGTAATTGTGAGTGTTGGACCCGCCACGGCAATGGTGCAGTTTCCCAATGGTCCGGCAAAGGAAATCAAGCTAACCAAGTTGCAACTGAACCAGCCACCGCGCCGTCCGGTGCGAGAATCCGAGGAAACCTTCAATGAGGAGGACTGGATCAAGGTGGTCGGGCGCGTCAGCGGACATGGCAAACGTGGTAAAGTAACTGGTGTTGCACCAAGCGGTCATTTTTCTGTTGTGAAGTTTGACGACGGCACGAGCGCCTCTTATCACAACTCGGACCTGGAACATTTGGATGAACCAGATGAGGATGAAGACGATAACCTTTTCGCAGAGTCTGCATCAAAGTCCCTTGCCGACCGCATTCTCTCTGAAGCCGAAACACCTCGCAGCCTCGCCCATCGCATTGAACGCCTTGCTGGTCAGTTCAGCAGAAAACCGCGCCGATGGGAGGATATCAAGAAAGTTCGCATTCCTCGTCACGAGTTGTCTGACCTGCAAACAATTCCGGCGTCAGAGTTGTTTGCAGATGAGGGTGGAGACGAAGCACCTCCGGGGGCACATTTCTCCTCTCCGCCGGATCGATACTTCGTGCTGGAGCGCAATGGACAGTTGTACCTTGTGGATACAAGCGGCTACGATTATGCCCGTTATATCGTCGAGTTGAGCAGCACTGGTGCAGACCCTAACACCGGACGCTAATGCCAGCCACACTACCACTCCCATTTGTTCCCTCCTTTATTGGCTCAAGTCGCCAGTACATGCATCGGATGTCTGCTTTTGTAGAGGCTATCCCCGACATCTTCAACCGCGTTAAGGTACTTGGCCTTGAACGTTCCTACACCGGTCTCAAAGATATGCGTTTTATCGAGAAGCTGGAGCGTGGTAGCAGCTGCCCAGTCTGGTTGGACAAGGCGCACGACATCTTGAATGTGTACCCAATGGCCTTCCAGGCCGGAGCACGCCTTGATCTGCAGCTGTACGCGGCCCTCGGTACGCGGTACTGGTTCCAGGCCGTCCCGTCTGGTCGGCAGGGTGCATGGGTGAACAAGCTCATTTACCCGGACCGCGCAGTCATCGACAGGTTGGCTGCCATGCTCAAGCTTGGTACGGACTATCGCAAGGCCTTGGATAGCTTCCACCTGGCTAGCGAGCGCCTGCAAGTGATTCACGTGCTGAACGCGCTAATCGCCAACCACGTCTCATCCAACACGGCGAAGACCATCAACCTCGACGAGTACCCGCCGACGCGTGAGTTCTGTGGTGCCCGCCGTCCGTACTCGCTCAAACCGCTACTGAGCGTGTACACTGGCCCCGGCCTCGCGCATTACGAGACGGCGTTCGCACAATACTGCTCGCACAATGGTAAGATTCCAGCCAGCGAACCGTCGACCGAGTCAGCACTGGCCGCTTTGTTCGACTTCGTCACGTTCGGCAAGTGATGTTCTACGTTCGTGCACAAGTAACTAACTATTTACATGAATCCAACGAAGTTTGTTACATTAACGGAGACCGATGGGTACGAGGCTCTCCAGCAGGCGCGTCGCGGGCTGACGGACATTAGCGTTCGTCTCAACTCTGCAGTTGAACGACCAGATGCTGAAACATTACATCGGATTCGCAGGGACCTAACCGCCATTGCCAGCAGTCTCGCGTCGAACGATCATCCAGCAGCTGAGCAGGCTGAGCGGCTGATCGATCAGGCCCGCGAGCAGCTTTTCGCTGTTGAGGCGCACCACGAGGCACCGAAGCTGTCCGGGCTCGCATCCAATGCTGAGAAGCTGGTGGACGAAGCTCGCCGATTCATCTTCGACGTGCAACCGGACGGCCCGGAGCATGATCCAGCGTTGATGCGGCAGATCAATGATGAAGAATCGGCCCACATTGCCAGTCAGCCGCCTTACTAGCCTTACTATCTGGTATCCATGACACCCAAAGCATTTCACGCACTCATTGAGAACCTGGATGACGATTTGCACGCGCTGATCGAGCTAGCCAAGGGCGTGCAGGCGCGCAATGACCCAGCCGAGATTGCATCATTCCTGGAGAACAACCGTGCCGGGTCGATACAGGAGTATATCGCCATGTTGGATCAAAAGCGGACCGCCGCCCAGCGATCGGCAGCGCTGGATCGGGCGGCACTCGGTGGCGATACCTACTAGCCCGTATGCACCAGATCGCCCGCCCGCTGATTGACCCACGGCACCAGCTTATTCGGTTCGTGCAGGGTCGTCCGCAGCTGCGCCTTCCGAACCCCGGCCCGCGCGTGGCCGCTGACACCACTGATGTTCCGGAGATGCATGTGTTGCTGGAGCGTATCGGAGCCGGAACGGCAGCCGTCCGCATCGTTTACCCAGACAAGCAGTCCGAGCGTCTTACCTGCGACCGTAACATCCAGCTTGAACTAACGCGTCGTGGCCTGCCTCCGGAGAAAATCAAACGGGCTCTCGATCATGTTTGGAACTTTGGCCGGGTGCTGGTCGCATGCGACCGAGAACCAGCTCCGTTAGCCCTCCGAGTGGACTCAATCTGACGGGGCTACGTGATTATGGTTTGGTATCTGCTAAACCGCATTCCGGCGCTCGATTCAAGCAGTTGCCACTCTCCGTTATCATCTAAGCGCGCAGCGACTCGCGACCATGCAAACCCTGCATACGGCCTGTTGGTTTTAATAGCATACCTAACTTTATCATGACCAAACCCGGCAGCGGCGACGGCCACGTATGACGGGTAGGTAACACACTCGGTGCTGGACGTAGCCATAATAATGCGACGAATGCGCAGTGGTTTGTCTGGCATGATGGTAATGGCGGGTGACCCAGCATGCACGGATGCTCCTTGCTCACACCCAGAATACCTGTGCTTTTGTGCGTGTTCTCGCGTTAAGTGGCAGTTGGCGCACAGTACAACACACTTTTTAACTTCGGCGACAACCATACTAATAATGCGCTTGCTGGTAGATGTAAGACTAAGCGACTTACCGATGGAGAACAACTTGTTGGTTGGATCGATGTGATGAAACTGCATAATATAAGGCGGGTATTTGATGTTGCAGTCCGCACATGGAACGTCTCGTAACCGATCAATCATAGCGGAGACTTCGCGCCTGCGATATAACATGTTGATGCGAGTACGTTCATTTCTGCGGTCAAGGTACGCTTGACCTTTGCGTTGCGTCCATATAGCAAATGCCTTCCGGGAACAACTGCGACATCTGGTGTGACGCTTCCCAGTTAGCTTGCTACGTAGAATAAACTCGTTATCTGGGAGTTCCCGATGGCACGATGTACAGGTTTGCATCACGATAATTAGTGTCAAAACTGTTATTGTGTGGTAAGTACGATCTGAGGTGAGCCGTTGGGTTCAACTTGTATTTCAAACGAGTTGAACCGCGAATTGCACTAACTCTCCAAAATGAGTCGTATTTCGCTTACTGAAACATTTGAGTTTCACCCGGTTGGGAAGCCAAGGCTACAGGAGTCTGTGGACGGCTCCGGACGTACCCGCACCCTCCAAAGCGGAATCTTCCAGAACTTCTTGAAGCAGAACGCCAACAAGCGCACCTATCCCAAGGGAATCTGGGAAGGCCTGTTCAAGGACGGCAGCGACTTCATGAACCGGATTAAGAACCGGGCGATGATCGGTCTTCTGGAGCATCCGGAAGACGGCGTAACGCGATTGGATCGCATTCCGAGTCACCTCATTGTCGAGGTTCATTTTGCAACCCCGCAGGAGATCAATGAGACTCGCAACGACAAGCACCCGATTGAGGAGGGTGACATTGTTGGCACGCTCGAGGTTCTCGGCACGTCTACTGGCAAGGAACTACTGGCGCTGATTGAGGCTGGTGTGCTTTTCGGTGTTTCCAGCCGTGGCGGTGGATCGCTCCGCGAGGATGGCGATGGTTACATCGTCGAAAACGATTTTGAATGCGAGACCTGGGACGTTGTGGCGGTTCCGTCCGTTCAACGGGCCACGCCGCACGTGACGACCCGCACCACCGAGGCTGCACCCGCACCTGCGAAGCCGGTTGTGGTGGAGGCCGCGCCTGCGTCGGTGGCAGAATCTGTTGTGGTGCAAAGTGATCTTGATGGCAGCATTGCAGGCACCTTCAACGACGAAGGTGAGGCTCGCGCATGGCTGGACGCGCATCACAGGTCCGGCAAGGACTGCCACGGCGTGCTTAAAATCCGGAACGCCGCTGCCCGCAAGTCCTTTGAATCCGGCACAATACCGGCTCCTGTCGCAACACCAGTTTCCACCTCTCCAACTCCCAAACTCACTGAATCCACAAAACCATCCATGAAGACCATCCGCGATCTCCAAATCGAACTCACGCAACTCCGGGCCACTCCCCTCAAGGGGCTGAAGCCCACTGACCGCGCCAACATCATCGAGGCCGTCCTCCAGATGCAGGTGAACCTCGGCAAAATCCTCGTTGAGGACGCCTCACAGAAGCCCCTGGCGGACCGCCTCGGCAAGCACCTCAATGAATTCATGGACGACCTCGACGAGCCCGAAACGGTCGACGCGACTCCGGCAGCTCCTGCGGCTGGTGAAGGTGATGAAGAGGGTGGCGAAGGAAATGAGACGATTCAGGCGGCTGCCGACAAGCTCCGCGAACTCGCTCCGGAAGATGAGGCAGTCACCGAGCTGGCCGACGAGCTCGAAGCCCTCTCCGACGAGTGCGCCCCGATGGATGATGATTCCGCCCCGGTCGAAGGTGAATCGGTCTCCGAGACCATCAAGCGCCTTCGCAAGAAGCTCGCCACTGAGTCCGCGAAGCGTACCCGCGTCGAGTCCACTCTCAGCAAGCTCAGCAAGGCCTCCGCGAAGCTCGTCGAGCGCCACAATGCGGTGCTCGCCCGCGTCAAGACCCTCGGGGAATCGGGTGGCAAGGACGGCGAGGCCATGAAGGCAGCTCGCGAACTCGCCACGCGTTACAACCGCGACATGATCGAATTCGCCAGCCTGCAGCTGCAGCGCACTCGCCCGGCACTGGCCGAAGCCAACGCCCCGGCCCTCAATGCATGCAAGACGTGGAATGCGTACAGCGCGCTGGTCGAGCGCCTCATCAAGGCAGCGCCCAAGAAGGTTCGCAAACCTTTCACTGAGGCGGCTCCGGCTCCCGGCACCAAGCCGAAGTCTGGCGCGGCTGTCAGGCCCGCGCTGACCGAAGCCGTGGTCAACCATCCGTCACTTCGCATGGCTACCCGCCACCGCCCGGTCGCGGCCTAATTCACGAATCAGTCACACGAATCACCACAGAAACAACTCACTCACACAAACAACCACGATGAAAATCAACTCGCAACAGCTCGCCGAGACCTACATCCGGGGCCACCGCCTCGCTGAAGCAGGAATGGGCATCACCTCCAAACAATCTCTTACCGAAGCCAAGGGCTGGAAAGAGATGGTGGAGTCAATCCGGGACCCGCAGAAGCGCGCCTTCACCGCCATCATGCTCGAAAACTACCGGAAGTACCGTTCCGGCCTCGATGAGGCAACCTCGACGCTCCAGATCGGCAACTACGACAAGTGGGCGTTCCCGATGATTTCCATCGTGTCGGAGAACCTCATCGCCCAGGACCTCGTCTCGGTGCAGCCGCTCGAAGGCCCCAACGGCACGGTGTTCTTCATGAACTTCAACGCCGGTCAGACCAAGGGCAACGTTGCCCGTGGCTCGAAGATCTGGGATGCGCGCACCGGCCACGCCGACCGTTACCTCGACTCCTCGGATCGCGTCGAGTCTGAGACCATCGCGATGACGAACGGTGAAATTGCGAACGGCACCTCCCTCACCTACGGCCCGGTTCAGCCCGGTACGGTGACGGTGACCCCGGCAAGCACCGGACCGCTCAAGGATGACGGCGCAGGCGCAATCGTGAACTCCGCTGGTACGCAGGTCGGTACCATCGATTACTCCACCGGCGCATTCAGCTCGTTCCAGACCACCGCCGCAATCAGCGGCACGGTGGCGAGCGATGACTCGGCGACCGTCAGCTACAACTACAACTCGGAAATGAACCCCGAGGCGCAGCAGATCGACATCGAAATCCAGTCGAGCCCGATCTACGCCGAGGAGCGCAAGCTCCGGGCGCGCTGGTCCACGGAGGCGGCAAACGCCCTCCAGGCCCTGCACGAGATCAACGCTGAAGACATGGTGTCCACCGCGATCACCAACCACCTCCAGTGGGAAATCGACCGCGAGATCATCGAAGACCTCCGCCGGTCCGCTGGTGCAGGCCTCGTCCGCTGGTCCGCTGCCATCCCGGCGGCGTCGTACATCAGCTACACCGAGCACAAGCTGAGCTTCGTGGACGCGCTGGTCTATGGCAGCAACTACATCTACCGTGCGACCAACCGCGTCAAGGCGAACTGGTTCCTCGGCGGCATCCAGGCGACGAACGTCCTCGAGACGCTTCCGAGCTTCGAGCCCGCCGCAGCTGGTGAGACCGAGACCGAAGGCGTCTCGCACCTCGGCAGCATCGGTCGCATGAAGTGCTACGCCGACCCGCATTACCGTACCGATGAAGGCCTCATGGGCTACAAGGGCCGGGACTTCGTCCGCGCAGGCTACATCTTCGCACCGTGGATTCTGCTCTACAGCACCATGCTGATCACCCTCGACGACTTCGTCAGCCGTAAAGGCTTCGCGTCCCAGTACGGGAAGAAAATGATTAACAACAAGTTCTACAGCAAGCTGAAGCTCAGTGGCTTCTCGAGCAGCTTCGGCGGCTAGGACTGAAGGATTCTGACATCCACAACAACGATGGCGTTCCGGGCGACTGGGACGCCATCGCTTTATTTGCGCGCATTCTTGGTTTGCAACCTACGTATTTCTATGCCGCATAAAGACAAAGCCGCCAAGCTTCAGTATCTTAAGGACTACCGTGTACGGCAGAAAGCTCTGGGAATACCGACCGGCGGGCGCAGTGGGAAGAAGTATGTACCGAAGCCGGGGCATCGCAAGCCCATCGCGCAGCGCTATCTGAAGAAACTATGGGCTGATCCAGAACGCCGAGAGGACTTTAAGGCCATGCAGCGTCGCAACTATAAGAAGCATAAGGTTAAGCGCTCCGCTACTAAGAAGGCCAAGCGCCAAGCCCTAAAGCTTCTGGTGATGACCCAATACGGCGGCAAGTGCGCCCACTGCCCTGAGACGGAACTAGAATTCCTGACGCTGGACCATGTAGCCGAGGACGGTGCGGACCACCGGGCCGAGCTGGGTTCGAAGTGCATCTACCGACACGCGCGGGATGCCGGATTCCCGCCACGCTTCCAGTGCCTGTGCTTCAACTGCAACTTCAAGAAGTCATGTGTCGCCACCGGCACATCCGTCTCGGCCCGGAGTTTTGCCAACCTGCGCCTAACCGTGCTCTCGGCCTATGGAAGCGCGTGTAAATGCTGCGGCGAGGACGAGGAGGCAATGTTGGCCTTGGACCATGCGGACGGCGGTGGACGGGAACATCGGGGTGGTAGCTTTCGTGGTGCCGCGTATCGCGACGCCCGTGATCGTGGTTATCCGCCGGATTACCAGATCCTCTGTCACAACTGCAATGCTTCCAAGGCCTTCGGCGGCACCTGCGTCCATCAGCGGGGGTTGGCAGGTAAGATTACTCTTCGCGGGTGAACCCGTTCTGCCCGCTGGCGCTGGCTTTGGCGCAGATCACGGTCGGATCATTCACCCTCTTTGGGCCATGCTTCTCAACGCACCGGACGCAATACAGCGTGTCAGGCAGCACTTCGGTGCGCTCCGCCGGAATTTCAGAGGAGCAGATGATGCAAAGGCGTCCGAGCTTGGTGGTAAGTGTCATGAGTGGAGCTTAGCAGACCGTCGTGCGCCTGTCAAGTAATCCTGCCTCCAGCTCCTCGATGCTGATGCGGGTCCACCCACCCAGAATTCCCCAGACACCAGACCGTTGTATCGTGCGGAGCAGAAATTCCGTGGTGAACGCGGCTCCGAAGTAGCAGTCTACGTCCTTGCCATTGCGGAGTGTAGGGTCGATGATCCGGCCTGTGGCGTCGATGCACCATGCGTGTTCAATCGGAATGGAACCCATCAGGCGAACGTACCCCTCCACGTAAGTCATCTCCGGATTGGCAATGGCCAAATTCCCGGCGTTCATGAAACACAGCTTGGGCGTGCCGCGTGGGCCGGAGTAGGTGTGTCGACCGGTTCGGAAGCCCCGTCCTCGGCGCAGAAGAAACCGAGCGCGGTCAGCCATCGGCCCGGACATCTTAGACATGGTCCCGAGGTACTGGCGGGGCGTGGTCATGGGCGTGGTCTTTGTATCACGTATTTCGTGCCTTCCACGGTTAGTGCTCGTTGGCTCATGAGGTGCTCGTGGATCGCAGGCAACAAACTTTGAATTTCCTGCCACTTCGGCATGGACATGGGTCGTTGCGCTCCACAACCTTGGGCCACGGGTAAACCGAGCGAACTGGGGTTTGGCGGTTGTAAATGAACTGCAGTACGGCAGCCGCCTCCGGCTCCAGCGCTTCAAACGGTGGTGGAGTCTCCGGATTCACTTGACCTCCCCGGTAGGCGACTCGTCTATCCTGCGCCACGGCGGCCATCTTCGTTTCGCCGTCAGCCTTCGAGCGCAGTGCTTCAAGTGTGGCGTTGTCGTCTTGCATCTCTTCGCCGCCGTCGTATTTTACGTGCATTGGTTTACGCGGCAAGTCGATCCAAACGCGCTGTCACCGTCTCGGTCTGTATTGTTCACAGGTCAAAAAGGTACACGCTGGTCGGGTCAGACGTGCTGGCGAACACCGGACCGCCCTCTCGATTAATGTGCAGCCACCGCTGGTGCAACGTGGGCGTCTGCACCTTGCGAATGTGACCAATCATGACGTCGCCGTAGAATGCGGCGATAGCATTCGAGTCAAACGGGTTGAGTGGCTCCGGTCGCAACGTGATCGGTCCGGCCAGCTCAGACGGTGGCATCGGCTTAAGGAATCGCTGGCCGACGATGCTGAGACGCTCCATGCGCCCAAGCACCCCTACCCAGTTCGGGTCGCTGTACGATGTCATCTTCAGGTACTCATCCCATCGCTGGGTGAGCATACGTGCCTCCGGGCCGGGCGGTACCCACAGCGCTGTTAGCTCTCCGTGCAGCCCGGCAGGTGTTTCCGGGTTTGGGTGTTGATCAGTTTCCATATTGAGTCATCATAGTTGTTCCACGCGACGCATTGCTTCTTCCACCAACCACTCCTCGTCCGGGTGGACCTCATCTGCCCATCGCTGAATGGCATCCGTCACGTCAAAGGTGGCACCCGTCATCGGCACGGGTGGGGCGTCTACGGCCTCCGGCACACCAACCACGCCCGGTGGCAGATCAACCTGCACTCCAGCGGGGATCAAAACCTCGTAATAGTGTCGCGTCGGTTCCGAAAGCGCCTGCCAGTCTGCCAGCTTAATGCGGCGGAACTCCGGCATACCAGTAACCGGCACGCTATGGAGTTCGCCACCTTCAAGCATGAGGAACCGCTTCTGGTCGCCCGACTCGCCCCAGTTAAGCTGATAAGGTGAACTTATATAAGAGACGTGCGGGTACCCCGGAACCACCTGTGGCCTATGATAATGGCCCAGCAGCACGTAGTTGAAGCGCTCCAGTCCAATCGGAGCAGCAGACGATCCGTCCGTCACGCCGCCATTCATGCGTGCTCCGCGCAGCCCTTGATGAAGCAGCAGAATTGATATTGTATCGTCATCCGGGGCGGGTGACTTCAGGCTGCGCGCCCACTGCAGTGGTACATTGGAGTCTGCGTCGAACGGGTGAGCGTGAATATGCAGGTTGCCAGCTTTCCAGAGTATAGGACCGTCGTCGCAAACGTGCACATTCGGCCATTGCTTGAATGCACGCAGCGAATGAATGCTCCCATTGCGCAGATACTGGTCGTGGTTCCCAACGAGCAACAACACTGAAGAGCATCGTTCCACCGCGTACTCCATTGCTTCCGTGGCCGCGTCTGTCACGCTATTCTGCAACGCTCGCCGATCATGAAATAAATCACCCCCAAACACGAGCATTCCGCCATCGGCCAGGTCCACCGCCTGCTTCCAGCACTGCACACCAATATCTAACCGGGAGTTACGACCGTTGGGCAGGACTCGAGCATAGTCTTGATGCTCGTGCAGGTGCAGGTCGGCACAAAAAACCGCTCGCTCAACCGGCTTTAAGTCATGCGTGATCATGCGTATGCCAGACGGACGCTGTCGCGGAGTTGGGCGAGGTTTTTGTAGGAGCGGTATGCCAGACGGACGCTGTCGGCATCCGGCGAGTCGCTGATAAAAACGGCAGCAATCCTGCTGCCATGATTGGCCAGCAAATTACCCAGCTTTGCTGCCACGATATCTGGGTTCAAATAATTGACGAAAGTCAGGTACAAGCTGATACCGTGCGGCGCTGGCGGCTTATTAGCCAGCAGGAAGTCAGTCATGGCAAGGTCGGACCATGTGGCGATGCGGCGCTGCAGCTTGGTAAGCGTAGTGTACTCCGGTGCGATGGGCTGTCCGGCCTGCTCGCTCACCTGCTCCCACGTCAGTTCCTCCTGATCCGGATACCATCCACCGGAATTTGAATCAATCTCCTCGACGGCCTTCCCGAGTTCACGATACTCCTGTACCTCGGTCCATGTAAGAAACCGCTGCCCCACCGGGCTGAAGTATCGCTTCGAAGCGATACGGATCGGCAGGCACCGGGCCACGGCACATACGTGACCGATCACACTCGGCGGCAGGTCGCACTCGGCAAAGAAACTGGCCAGCGTCGTTGATCGAGATGTGCAATGTGGGTACCCGACGCCGTACAGGCTGAGCAGATATCCCTGTGACCCATCCAGCAGGGCGGTGGCTCCAGCTTCGAGCATAGCCAGAATCTGAGACGGGCGGGCCAGCATGTCTGCCAGCTGCGGCTCGTCCCGCGCCACGACGCCCTTCCGCAGGGCCTTGCGAGCGCGGGCGGCACCAGCACCGCTCCCAGTGGTTCCGTGCCGCGTCGTACCTGAGTCATGGTCAACGGCAGCAAGCGTCACGCCGTCAAAGTCTGATGCTCCATTCTCGTAGGCGATGTCGCCGTCCGTCACGATGCTGGCCATCGGGTGGATGAGCACCTGATCCCGGCGCACGTCGCATGCGTCCATTTCGGCGAGCAGGTCTTCCACCTGAAATGCTGCACCCGGCCCAATCCAAAACTTGGGCCAGTACGTAACCCGCACTGTGTTGTCGTCTACAGGGGTCTCCGCCAGCATCATGCCGTTGTAGAAGGCCCCGCATGGCAGCACCTTGAAGACGAACTTTCCGGCGACTCTGGCAGCCGACATGATGTCGCCATCCACCATTCGGCTGTTGGCATCCACCACGGTATGGGAACTATTACGCCCATTGGCCGTCATCAAAATGGTCGGTCTGTGGTGCTTAACCAGGTGCGAGGATATAACGCCCTTGGCGGTGGAGCCGTATTGGGCGTCGAGGACGGTAGTAACAGTGCCGGGTGTGAAGATTTTGCTCATATTAGGCCGGGAGGAACGCTCAGCGTTCCTGTGTCAATGCGATCCACCGGCACCGTATCACCTGACGTCCAGCCTGGCCTCATTGTGTACAGGCCATACTCACCGCAGAATGCGGGCGTCGTCATGCAGAACCTTGGCCGGGAGGGGCATGTGGCGAGGCTTATGATCCGATGGCTGGACGGCTCCGAAACTCCTGAGCTCAGTGCTAGCGTGCGCGACCTCGATACTCTGATTGCGGATCACGCGTCCAAGCTCAGCTATCACCGGAAAATCCGGAAGCGGGCGGCGGAGATCAACCTCTCCTAGAACAGCGGTCATCGCACAGCCGTTCATCAGTCGCACAGATCACGTCTTCCTCGTTTAAGAGCCGGTGCGCTCCAGCGAACGCGGTTCACCTCCCGCGTCGCTGATCGTTCGGCCATTGCATCGCCGCATCTATCGCCTCGCGGGTGCTGCGGTGATTCACACGGAAATAGCTCGGCCCTGCATTGGCTCCCCGCGCTTCGTTGTAGAGCTGTCCGCGCACACGCACTCCGCTCATGTCCACTGAGCAGGTGGCGCGGGCGTGGCTTATGCTCATCAGGTTTCTTCGAGCCAGTCCAGACGCTGAGAGTCCGTGATGGCCGAACCAGTCACTGCACCACTAACTGCGGGCCGCTCCGGTTGCGCCGGTTTCATCTGGATAACTCTCCAGGTATAAGCACATTAACAACTGAGTCTTCATGGTAACCCGCATCCTCGTCCTCGTCTTCCCCTGGCGCTGTTCGACTGATGTAAGGCGACCCGTCTCCGTCATACCCATACCACAGATGCACCTTAGGGTTGGGCATCAGAACACCTTGTGCATCGAACACCAGTGTGGCGCATGAGACCTCGCCACCGCCATCCTGCACAAGCGTATCCTCCCGCTGTTCAGCGCACTGATTGGCTTCAGCTACTGTTTGGAATGGTCCGTATGCCTCAGCTTCCACACCGTCCAAAGTTCGAATGCCAATGGCGGCAATATACCCGTAAATTCCGGATTGAGGACTACGCTTGGTCTCTGTCAGTGCGTGAAATTGTGATGGCTTCATGCTAATTACTTCTTTGTCGCCTTAGCTACCACCCGAAAGCGCCATAATGCTACAGGTGCTTTGGGAGTGGGACGTGATGTGGTGGCCAACCCGTGATTTTACCATCTGTCCACACGTATCCGAAACAATCGTGCCGGTTTCATCTAGATAATTAGTGTGTAAGGCGACCTCGCCCAAATTCTGCAGTTCTTGCGCGCTGGATCAGTTATTCAGCGGCTGCGGTCTGATTGCGCACCGAGATCGAGAAGGTCGGGGCGATCACAGCCTGCAGGGCGACATTCTCCTCGAAGGTGAGCGCGGTGTGGCGCTTGGCGTGGAAGCCTTCGTTCGGCTTCACGAGGTTCTTGTAGATCAGCACGGCGTCCTCGCTGGTCTGGTCGGTGTTGAGGCTCAGCTTCTGCATGAGGGCGATGATGCCCTGCACGAGCTCGGTGCGCTTCGCTTCCGGCACCTTATCACCCTTGAGCGTGATGTGGAAGGTCTCAGTGAACGAGGCAGCAGTCTTGTCTTCGCCGATGGCGGCGACGATCTCAGTGCGCGGAACCTGCGGGTAGGCGTCCTTGAACTGGAGGAGCACCGCATTGTCTCCGGTGCCGTTGGCCTGCAGATTCTTGGGCTCGTTCTGCCCCGCATTGGCCTTGAGCCACTGCATGGCCACCTCCTCGGTGTCACCCTGCTCGATCAGTGCCCGCGCTGTCTTGACGGTGGCGGTTGCGGCCTTCACCTCGGCGGTGGCCTTGATGAAATTATCAACCGCATCCGGGGCGACGACGGCGACCGGGTAGGTCTTCGATTTGGCTTTCGCGGCGGGTGCTGCTGCGCCGAATGCTCCGGCGAGGAGATCATTGGCGCTCAGGGCTGGGGCTGCTGCCTTCTTCTTGGCAGTCTTTGCAGTGGGTTTCGTGACGGTGGCGGTGGTATTGGTGTTGCTCATGGACGAAGAATAGCAGGTCTTCGGCAGGCTGTCAAGTACCTACACCAACCCCGTTATATCGCCCGCTGAAGGCTTCTACTGATTCTCGGTCTTGATCACGCTTGCAAGAGCAGTGGCCGTCTTGCCGTCTGCATGTGCCTGCACCCCGCAGTACGCGGAGGTAAGTAACCCCAGCGCAGCAAGAGCAATCTTGGCAAGAGATACAATGGACTCTGCAGCTGGTGGAACAAACCAGATAGCTGCCAAGGCAAGCACGAAAATAATCATAAGCAGCTGAACGGCGATGACTGTCATGCGCCACTTTTTAGATGCGGTGCATGGCTTTGATGCCATTGTGGTCAGATCCTGTTGAGCTTTGCTCATACGATGTGATAGATTATTGGTTGAACTGCGTTGCACCAATAACTAACCTGCAGCGTTCCTTGCGCTATGGTTAAACCCACATCACAATCCAAATCTCGCCTCATTCTTCCACAGTCCACCAGGTCCGTGGCACCCACTGCCGATACCGACACGGGGTTCAACAAAATCCAGCAGCTGTCGGACCATAAGCTCGTCAAGGTGGACACGGAATGGGGTCCAGTGATGGTACCAGCCAGTTTGCACGCGATCCGGTGCAGCTTCATCGTGCGGCGGACAACCCAGTGGTGCACGCAGAAAACCGATGGCGGACTGGTGCTCCCCGGAGACGGACAGGCTGACGCCACGGAAAAGAAATTCGATCTCGGCGAGGTCGTTGCGGCTGGACCAGAGTGCATTGGCATTAAAATCGGCCAGATCGTCTGTTATCAGCGCAACGCAGCCATGCGCATTCCCAACGGCACGCGGGAGCCAATTTACTGGAAGATCGATGAGACGCCCATCGCTATTGCCTGCGTGCTGGACCCGCAGCCGGTGAAGGATCGTGCGGTTTTCACGGACCTGCGCAACGCGGTTAATTAAGGAGCAGTATGGGGCTTGATGCCGCCGGTCAGACGTTCAAGGATGAGGCAGAGCGTCTGAAGCTTGCGCTCTATTGCTCCATTGCGGAGCTCTGCGAGTCAGATCGTTCTGCGCTTAGCACCATCATTGACTTCTTTGATGATTACGACGAGATGTTGCGGTTCCTGTTCGTGTTCGGGGGCGAAACCATCAAAGTGCCGAGTCTTGATGCACTGACCGCCACCTTCCCGGTGGCTACGGCTGCCCTGGCACGGGTGCGCGGAGACTACAACGGCGTTCTCCCGAAGGGCGTTACAGCTGAGCATGCAAACCGGGTAGCCGATATCGTTCGGAAGGTGCTAGCACGCAAGGATAAAGCCCCGGCTGAACGGCAGGCTATCTTACGGGAGCTCGGGCTGTGACCAAAGCGGCTTGCCAAGGGCTGTATTGACAAGGTTATGGATCATCACGGTCCACCGATACCATGTGCTTTGACTGGTGAAATCTGGTGGGTTGTCGCGCAAAATCTCAACAAAGTGCTTCTGGCAAGAACGGCAGGTCGGAATGGACTGCACGAATGTGTCCAGCCATGCCGCATCTTCCGGACCCCCCGTGATCTGGTGATGGTGTAGTTCCGCCCACTTCGGTGGACCCCAGTGGGGAGGCGCGGAAGTGGGCGCGGATGGAGGCGCGGCTGGAGGCGCGGATGGAGGCGCGGCAAACGGTGGACATGGCGTACACGGCACGTGAGCCTCTACCACCGGGTCATTGGTGAGAGATAGGTGTGCATGGCAGTACGATCCGTCGCCACCAAACCTGAACTCCAGTGTCATTGCGCAATTGCCTGCTGAAAGTTGCACGGATGCTATCCCGTCGATAACGGCAAGCTGACGGTGGTTATCGTCTGGACATATACAGGCAATGAGCACACCGCCTTGGTATAGGTAAGCCCCAGCTCCTTCACTACTTCGATTTACAAAACCATTTGCGTGTATGGTCACCCAACACGCTTGTGGCAGGTTCATGGTGCAGGTAGCTGAGCCTGGTGCGTCAGCGCGGATAGACAATCCGCGATTTGCGTGTCGCCACATCGGCGGGAGCACCCACTCAGTCGCCTCATCAAGCACAACGGTGGTATGGGGACATGGGCGCTTCGCCACCGGCGGCTTCGACGGCGCGGGTATTGGTGATGCAGGTGACAGGTATCTGGCGCGACCTTTGCCAACCCAGTCAGCAAAAATGGACGCTTCCGCATCACCATCGTGCTCTGGCGGTTTGATGTAAGGCTTCTTTATCCAGTAATGGTGATGGCTGCTCGCCACTTTGGAAAAATGATCAAAACCAGCAACACTGATGCAGTTCAACCCCAGCACCTCGATAAGATACCATGCAACCAACAGACCACTAGACGGAATGATTCGAGCCTTGCCACTGCGACCCGAGACAAACTGCACGTGTGCTCTGGCGCTCTGGTATACGTGGTGTGGAATTCGATACACCTGCGCCGGAGCATAGGGTGGGTTCCAGCTTCCACCTTGCGTAAACAGGATGCGGTCTGGGAACACCCCTGCATCACCTGGCAGCACGCCTCGCCCGAACGTAACCCATAATGTGGTCTTTGAGCCAACGTGACGTTCAAAGCCACGCACGTGAAAGTCATTAAACCTCACGACCTCATCATGCGCGTCAATGACTGTGCCGTCTACGAGCAGCGCGCTGGGACCGTTGCCAACGATGCAACAGGTCGTCGTAGCAGTTAGGCTAATAGGTGGTAAGGGTGAATGTTCCATTAGCAAACACCGTAACGTATCCAACAGCTGTTCTAGCCTCGATCAGTTCTGTGACGAAGCCGGGGTTAATTGTCCTTGACCACGTAATGCCGTTATAGGTAACGGTCACGGTTGCACTCGAGCCGGTCGGAATTGCGTACCACCAGTCCGCTGCAAGATATATCGTAGTTGTTGTTGCCCACATTGAGTCGGCATGAGCGTCATCAACGCTGACATGGTAATCCTCATGCCCTGAGCCTGGGCTTGGTGTGTTGGAGAAGTCCTGCCAACTCATGTACGGAGCCGTCAATCCGTGAGTGTACCACCCCAGTGCATTGCCTAAAAATGAGGTTTCGGTGAATACGTCAGACTCGCCGCCCCCAACCCACGCATACACGATCTCCATCGGAGGCGGCGGTGTAGGTGTTGGTGTTAGTGCCGGGCATTCTGCACACTGAACAAGGATGTTGGTGCCCCCCGTAAACGATGACATATCTCCAGTGGCGTATCCACCGTATGTAATGGTCGAAATGGTAACAGAGTCTCCACCTGCAACGGTGTGATCCACTCCATCAACTGTGACACAGATGCTTGTGCTGCCAGTGTTCTCCACAACTACTTGGGCGGTGCTCGGTGTCGCCTGCGGTTTGCTGTCGGAGTACTGGTTGTACCACGCATGAAACATGACGGTGCCTGCGGCTGGTATGTTGTAATCCCCGGTGATAACCTCTGGTGGCAGAACATTTGACCCCATTTTATACGACTCGGAGCACCAGTCGCCACCACCTGCAAACACCCTGCCTTGGTAAATCCAAGTCACGCAGCCATCGTACGTCACATTATACGATGCTGGAGACTGGCGCGGAAACAGTCCCGTTGTGGTAGTGTGGCGCGATATAACGAGCTGGCCGACCGCATCGACGGCTTGCACTTCGACCGACGAGTAATATTGATCGAAGATGGTGTGAGTCCCAGACTGGGTACCACTTGTGTTTATGGAAGCGCCTCCCGACGTCAAGGATAACTCAAAGGTATCTGTCGTCGCATTCACTACATAGTACCCCCCAACGTTTGTGGTCAAGCCCGTTGGCAAAGATCCCGTGGTCTTGAAGGAGACGCGCCGATTGTTGGCGTAACCATGACTGGTCTTTGATACCACGCACGGAGATGCGATGGTCATTGTAACCGTCCCTCCGGCGGGCGACGCTCCTGATACACGCACCTCCGAGTCAATTGCGTCGATCACACCTATTGGTACTGGAAGGCACCCATCCACCAAGTTGCCGTTGGCTGGCGAGTAACCTGGGTTTCCGGTGTACCCACCAGTGCAATAGACGGTTATGGGCAGGACGGGAAGCCTCGGCCATGCATCATGGTTGAGAGTAAGTGCGCCTTCCGTCGTGTGCCCATAGTAAACCGTGCTCAGATCGTCCTCGCGCAGATACGCATTCAAGTCTGCACCACCGCTTCCACTGCCGCTCCAGTTGAGCGTGAGTGTTATTTTGAACGCGCATGGGTCTACACATTCTACCTCGTGATCCACTGGACCGCCAATAAAGGTGTTGGATGATCCCGGTATGGCCGGGTGGCAGCAGGTCGCAAAGTCTCCGTTACCGCAAACGGCCTGTCCGTCCACGAACACTGTGGTACAGGCTGTCTCCATGGTTGGGTGTGGTGAGTGAGGTGAAGATCCGTGGCCTACGACCCGATCCCCCATACGCACCACCAGTGCATTATTGCAAAACACGGTGTCCTGTGTAGGCACATCCAATGCGCCCTCAGCATGGTCCGTCCCGGCCCGAATTACTCCGCGTGGAGGGCTAAGGGCGGGCATTCTTGGCCCGACGTTTGCGTCGGCGTTGTGCTGCGCCGTAAAGTGCCGCCGTGATTGCTTCCAGCACTCGTTGGGCCTTAGTGATAATGCAACGCTTCATGCAGATAGTTACCCTCTGCAGATTCATCGGTCTTTGGCGTCGTCCCATTCGAGATCACCGCGCATCCGTTCGTAGGTCTTACCCATACTAGTTGTGGTGCTTCATTTGTTGAAGTTCTTCAGCTCGGCATCCGACCACCTGTGCTTAACGATGAGTCCTGAGGTGTTCTTGTGTGACGGTGGATACTTGCTGCGCACTTCCCTACCCACTACGCCGTCAAAGAAATTGACCTTCACCCTCTGATTCATATGCTTCAGCGTGGTGAGGTACTCACGCAACTCGGCATCGGTGAAGCGATGGTTGGGAATGATGTAGGCAGTATCCGCCACCCACTCGGACGGATCAAGCGGTGCAACTGGAAGGTTGATGGTCTCGATCACCGCTCGACGCTCGGCAAATGTACCCGGCATAATCAGGTCCAACAGCACGATGCAACCTTTGGCCATGGCGTGCCTGCGCTCCAGCACCTCGCAATCGACCCAGTCTGCGGTGATTTTGGCATCCGCCAACGCCCTGCGCATCTGAGCTGCTGCCAGTTTCACTTCTCCAGCAATGCTCAGCAGCTTCTGGTGGCGATTGAATAACTGCTCCATAGCAAGGTCGCCAACCAGACGCCAACCATTGAGCTTGGGTCCCCATTCAAATATGCCTCCCGGACGCGACGGACGAATGAGACTCGGGTGACCACCGTCAATGGGACGGGCCGGGAACGGAGCAATGCGCTTGCTCACTTAACCTCCTTGGCGAGAGTTCGGCGAAGAGCCGCCTCGATCTCACTCTGCTCACGCTGCGCCTTGGCAAGCTGTTTGCTTGCAATAGTTATGAGGATGGGTGCCACCCCGTCCATCGTGTTGAGCTGCTCCAGACGCGCATGTGCCTTGGCGACGGCGACCTCGTGCACCAGCGGCAGGAGGTCCTCGATGTCTGCAGATGTGAGGGTGCGAGCCAGCTCCGTGATCTTGATGGAAGCCCATCGAGAGGATTTGAAGTTGCGCGCCCGTTCCAGGTAATGAGCGGCGCGTGAAGTGATGGTGGGCGTGGTTGTCATGATGTTCCGCGCGGTGAAGACGGCGGTTGGAGTGGCGTTCATAATGTAACAATAGCAGACAAGCGAACGTCTGTCAAGTAGGTACGTCTACAACGCAACATCAAACCTATCATTGGTCGGAGTGCAACGCTGGGTCTTCGTCACGATCGAACTCACCGTCTGACTGGTTCTCTCTAGATGCTTCTGCAGAAGCTTCGATTATCTCGATCGCCTCGTGCTTGCCGCCCGTTGGCTGATAAGAGAGGCCGCGCAGTGTGATGCTTGCCGCCATGCTGTGCAGGGTGCGGTCGCCCTGCAGCATCTGCGCCAGCACCTCCGCTTTTTCCCTGCAATAGACGCGAGCGAAGCTAGGGTCATTCTGCTCGATGTCGACCCCGTTATCGATGAAGTCAGCGTACTTGATCGTGGCGCTATCGGCTCCGATTCTGGACAGCCGGGTTGCTTCCTTGTCCTTGCGGGTGCGGCGGTTCAGCGCAGGGAACTGTTCCTTCGTGTACACGTCCGTCAAATCGATCACCATCCCCGCCACTGCGTCACCAAACAGGCGGCGAATCACACCAATGTGGATTTCCGGGTTCCTCGGCGTAACATCCTCCAGAGTATCGTGGAAGAGCGCAGCGATGATCATATCCTCGCTGCCACCGTGCTCTGCGACGATGGATGCAACACGCTCCGTGTGCATCCAGTACGGGTCCCCGGTATACTTGCGCTTGTGCCCGACGGAGTCATGTGCGGCGCGGGCGAATGCTCTTGCCGCTGCGATGCGTGGTGTATCAATCATGGTGAAACGTTAACAGGTTGGTGAACGCTTGTCAAGTTTAATCTTATGAGGCAGAACTTGACAACCTGCTACCATTCTGCTATTCTTTCATCATGAACAAACCAGCACGCATCACCGAACTCGAAGCCCTGATCAACCACGCATCCGCCGCTTACTACGGCTCCGGCAAACCCGTTATGGCTGATGGAGACTTCGACCGCATGGTTGATGAGCTCCGCAAACTCGACCCGGCCAACCCGCTGCTCGCCACGGTTGGCACCCCTGATGTAGGTGGCAACTACACCGAGGTCCACCCGGTGCCGATGTTCTCGCTCAATAAGGCAACCACGACCGAGGAAATCGCCAAGTTCGTCAATGACGTTCGCGATGATGCCTACGTGCTGGAGGCGAAATTCGACGGCATCTCCATGGAGGTCACTTACGTAAACGGCGTGCTCACCATGGCCAGCACGCGTGGCGACGGCAAGGCCGGTGTGAACATCCTCGCCGGAGCGCGGCGCATGCCGAACCTACCCAAGCAGCTGAAGGGTGTCACCGGAACGCTGATCGTGCGCGGCGAGGCCATCTGCCGCGATGAAGACTGGGTGAAGATCGACCCGGAGATGAAGTCCAACCCACGTAGCGCTGGCAACGGGGCAATGCAGCGGAGCGACGGCGAAGGCTGCCAGCACATGACCTTCATCGCGTATTGGGTGCGCAGCGGCACCGGGCACACCAGCTGCAATACGGAGCCCGCGCAGCTTGACCTGCTGGCCACGCTCGGCTTCACGGCCTCGGAATACGAGGTCATCAAGACCAGCTCGGCAACGGCACTCGACATCGAGGCCGCGCTGATTCGCTGGAAGGCCAAGCGCTCCGGCCTCGGCTTCCCCATTGATGGCGTGGTGATCAAGGCCAACTCGCTGGCGAAGCAGGCGGAGATGGGTGCGGTAAGCAACCGCCCGAAGGGCTCGGTAGCATTCAAGTGGGAAGATGAAGGTGTGGAAACCGAAGTGGAGGGTTGCCTGTTCACGGTTGGACACACTGGCACCATAACGGCAACGCTCCGCCTCAAGCCTGTGCGCATCCTCGGTACCACCGTTTCGAACTGCATTACTTACTGGCGCGATCTCCGGGACATGGAGATCGCTGTCGGAGACACGATAAACCTCGTGAAAGCCGGGGAGATAATTCCCAAAGTGCGCGGTGTGGTGCAGCGTGGCGAGAATCGGGTGCGCATCGTGGAACCTTCCAAGTGCCCGGTGTGCGGTGCGAAGACGGGCCGCAGGGATGGTGGTGTCCACCTCCTCTGCTTCGGCGACAACTGCGCGGCGCAGGCCACCGGCAAAGTGAAGAAATGGATCACCTCACTCAACATCCTCGGCATCGGCGATGGCCTGCTGGAGACGCTCACCACGGCAACAGGCGGGTGGCCGCAGAGCAACAGCGGAATGCCCCCGCGCGTAGCCGATCCGTCCGACCTCTACACGCTCGACGAAACAGACCTAGCCGGAATGCCGATGGGTGCTGGTGCGGTTGGTACGGCGCGGGCCAAGGCCATTGTTGCCGAGATCAGCAAGACCCGCACCCTCGGCATCGATGACTTCATCGGTTCCCTCGGTCTGCCGCACCTCGGCAAGCGCAAGGTCGAGATTATCCGCAGCAGGGCCAATGGCAAGCTCGACACCGTGGATGCATGGTTGGACGAGGTTACCATTATTGCCAACGCCTCGCAGTGTGGCATTCCCGGCACGGCAGAGGAAATCGATGCGGCGCTCGTCGCCGCCCGCCCGCTGATCGAGAAGCTGCTCAAGCACATTGCGATCAGGGCCAAGGTGCTCAAGCCAATTGCAACACCGATCTCGGATAGCATGGCGGGTACTGCCCAAAATGGGCTGGCTGCAAAAGCTCCAGTCAGCCGCGTCGTGAACACCACCGGCACCAGCGTGGTGGCAGGCAAGAAGTTCGTCTTGACGGGTGCCGCATCCCGCCCCCGCAAGGAAATTGCGGCAGACATCGAGGCCGCTGGTGGCATCGTAGCGGACGCCATCAACGGCACCGTGCAATTCCTCGTCCAGTCTGATCCTTCCAGCAAGAGCAGCAAGACTAAGAAGGCTGAACAGCTCGGCATCAAGGTGATCTCCGAAGAGACTCTCATGCACATGATCGGCCTGTGAGCAAGAAGGGCAAGCGGCCAGTATTTGCCCCCGGCGACCCGGACCCACTTCGTCTAGCGGTCGCCGGGCGGTGCTCCGGTATCCGGCAGCATGCGCTTCTCCGGTATCACGACCGCTCCGGCACCTGTGCAGGCATTACGACCAAGCAGGTGCTGCACCAGATTCAGTCGCGGTTAGCCAACGCTGAAGAGATGTGGCTTCGCCCGGAGCGCCGGGTGCGGCATATGGCTCGTCACCCCGAGCCCGCCGCTTACTTTCGGCATCGTGATTT